CTGATAGACCTAATTTGTTCATACACATAGCCGTACCTTCATACAGCATTTCTATATCAGCTTCTGCTTTTGTGATCTTACGTAGACAATATGCATTGGCTAGTAGACTGATTAGCAGGATACCTTCGATTACACTCATTTGCGTTCCTGTTGTTGTATTAATGCTTCTAGATACCATCGGGCTTTCTTAAGGTCTTCTACTCCATTCTTGTATCGCCATCGGTGTAGGTACTTGGCTACATTCCCACGGTAGTATCCTGTTAGTTCATCGTCGTTAAGGAAGTCCTTGATGTACTCAATACACTCAATAGACCCTTGACCATAGTGTGGTGGTTGGTTGACGTTATCTGTCATAAGTTCTCCTTCATAAAGACTTTCACCCACTGGGCGCAGATGTCGGATCGTATAATGTCGTCTACACCAAACTCTATGATTGGTACAGGCAACATATGCTTCTTTGCTAAGTGAATAACTTTAGACAGGCCATCAGCTTCTTTCAGGTCTGACTGTTGTATGTCACCATTAAGTACTATAGTGGTGTCTTCACCTACTCGTGTCAAGAGCATCTTAAGCTCATGTGTGGTTATATTCTGTGTTTCATCGACAATTATAAAGGCATTATCGAAGCTACGCCCACGCATAAGTGCAAGAGGTGCCATCTCAATATTTCCATTCTTGATCCCTGTTTCTACTGCACCCTTCCCTAAATGCTTCTCTAGTACATCTAACACAGGTAATGCCCAAGGCATTGTCTTCTCCTGTAGATCACCTTTAAGGAAACCTAACTCTTTACCTACGGCAACGTGAGGTCTTGTGATGACGATTTTATCAATTTCTTTCGTCGTGTAGAGGTCGGCAGCATAAGTTGCCGTAACATACGTTTTCCCAGTCCCAGCAGGGCCAAGGATAAATACCTGAGAGCTTTCTTTAAGCGCATCTAACAACTCTTTCTGTTTATTTGTTTTAGGTACTATGCCAGATACTTTCTTAGCTGCTGCACCTTTGTACGTTGTTTTTCGTCGGGTACGTTTTTGTTTTTCGGGGAAATCATCCATCTAGGGTTACCAGTTCAGCCTCTGTAAAAGGTATATGAAAGAATAGTTCACCCTTACGTATATTCCTACCCCTAGCCTCTTTGAGGCTTTCTTTGGTTAGTAAGGTATCTTTAATTCTCCATGCTTTCTTTAAGTCTTTACGGAACACATAAAAGTTAAGAACGCCATTCTGTCCCTCATACTTGTCTAAGAGCCTCTGTTTGCGTTCAGGAATGCGTATCTCTGTCCAATGTGAGGGCCAGTCCCCATCCCAAGCTACCTTAACCTCTGCCTCGTTAAAATAAGTGTAACCACCCTTTTGAGATATAACATCTACAAAGTAGTTTTCCTCAGTATTTACGATCTCATGTTTCTTCTGGGTTAGGAACGACACAAGAGCTTGTTTAGCCTTTTCGTCGTATGCTTCATATAAAGCCCTATTAAAACTCTTGCGTACCTTTGTCATTCAACCATTCTTTCAGTTCTGTATAGCCACCAATATGTGTGCCTTTTGTATCAAAGATTTGAGGAACAGTAGTAATACTAGACCTCTTTAACAAATGTAACAACCACTTACTACTAGCTGTCTGTATGTTGTATTCTGTATATGGTAATCCATTTCCTTTTAACAAGGCTTTAGCATCATCACAAAAGTTACATTGGTCACGAGTTATGATCACGTACATCTTTTCTCCACTTGAGTTCGTGTAAGAGTTTCTTCTGTTCGTATTCGGACATTATTATCCAATCTCTAATTTCGTCTATTGTCCTTAGACACCCTGCACAGTAGCCCTCTTCTATACGACAGACTAATATGCAGGGTGAAGGTGTAGACCCTATGTTAGGTCTACGATTTCGCATGAGTCACCAGAACAAGCTAGTGTTTGCATAGATGCTGTGTTGTCCTCTTTCTCGTAGTCTGTCAGTTTAGACCAGTCGATAGTCTCTGGCATAAGTGACAACAACTCTTGATAATCAGACTTATCACAATCTTGATAAGGTGCCTGTTGATATGTGTGATCCGAATGAGGTAGGAACGACACACCTGACATCTCGTCAAAGTACTTGAACACAAATGCACCCACTTCTACCCACTCGTCGTCACGGACTGAGATGGTCACACTTGGCTTATGCTCACACCAGTGACGTTGATACAGCAACCATGTCTCTAACTGTTCAATAGCTGTCATATCATTACGTGTAATTGCACCCGCAGGAGACTTAACAGGGAAGCTGAACACTGTTGTGTTGTCTGGCTTCATTACGTCAGGTTCATTAGGTACACCTTGGTCAATCATAAACCGTGTAAGTGGGTCTTTATTGTCGCCACGCACCGTGCGGATGTAATAAGGGCTGTGACGAGCATGTATCCCACTAGCAGAATCAACAAGTTGGGAGACAGTGCCACTAGGTTTGACACAAGTGATAGCAGCAGAAACAGGGACACCAAGACGTTCAGCCCATTCAGCATTAGTAGAGATAGCGACATTTTTCAAATGCTCCAAAGTTTTAGCTAATCCAGCATTTTTACTTGTCATTAGCGTATTGTCCATAATACCCGTCAAGCTCACTCCTAACAGGCGTTCTTCTTCCGTATTTGTTTTCCATATTTTACGAAGATACGGGAACTTCGTCATAGTGGACTGGATAGTCCCTAAGATTGTTGCAATACGAACTTTGCGTTCTAGGTCTTCTATTGTGTCGGTAGCACGTACCACACACTCTGTTAAATTACAAAATTCGTACGGGCGCAAAATTATTTCGCTGCAGGGATTCGTGCCAAAGTTGTAATCTGGATCACGTCTACCATTTTTAGCTGCTTGCTTCTGTGATGCTACACGATTGAAGATACCACGTTCACCTGACTTACTTTCCACTAGAGCTTGCCACTCACGCATGAAGGTCTCTGCATCAGGTTTATCTGTGTAGGCTACAGAGTTGTTAGCCAAAGCACGATGTCCATAGTTCTCCCACCACTGACCTGACTTAGCATGACGCATACGATCATCCGACAAGTTAGACAAGCTAATCATAGCACTACGGCGTACACCACCTACAACCACAATCTCCCCGATCTTACACATGATGTCGTGACATTCGATAGACGACAACTTACGACCTTGTGCATTTAGGAACTTGTCGATAGTAAAGTTAAACAAGTCTACCAGAGGCGCAGGGCCAGAGGCACGACCACCGAATGTCTTTAGTCTAGCACCAGCAGGACGGACTAGACCAATGTCCCACTGAGGGATTTCACCAGACCACAACAAAGCTAATAGTTGACGGTATGCTTTAGCCCAACCCTCTTTGCTGTCCTTAACTACGATTGTAGTCTCAGACTTAAACATCTTCTCTGGGACTTCTGGTAGCTTCTGAACATACTGTCGTTCAACACTGAAGCCAACACCTGTACCACACAACAAGATAAACATAGCCTCGTCAAAAGACTTTGGATCATCTACAGGTAGATACGAGCAATTATACCCAGCAGTGTTATCACGTTCTAGAGCAGGGCCAGCAGTCATCATAGCCCTCATAGATGGCATAACCTCTAGGTTTAGGATAGCTTCACGAATGTCATTGATGTAGCTGTCGTCACCTGCTTTAGGTTTTACCACATTGTTGATGTAACGAGAAACAGTCTCTGACCATGCCTCACGTTTGTCTCCAGTCCAACGAGCATAACGTGATAGCGCAATAAAGTTCTGGTAGGGGGTAGGGAGCATATTATTCATTATTCTTCTTTTCCTCGTCCACGCATTGTCTTATCTTCACCTAGCCATACAAGACGGTCAATGTCTGCACGACTAATTCCTATATCTGCTAGTTCTTTGTCGCTTAACGCATTAAGCTGTTTGATGGTATTACGATGTTCTCGCCATGTTGCTATATAGTTTAGAAACCGCCAGAACCAAGTCATACCTGTTTTCTTCTTACTCATTCTTATCTCCGTAAGTTTCGTAGAGTTTAAGCCCTGTATTATCCGCATGAACAAGGCCATAGTCGTCATGCTCTACCTGTATCATTTCGTGCTTGCCTAAATCATTCATCACATTGACGATAAGCCACTGTATATCCTTTAGGCTTTCACCCCATAATGCTACAGGGCTAAGTGTCCATGCTTCCCCTACTTCCTCTGTGGCAGGATAGTACTCATGTACAGCATAGTGGACTTCACCTTTGGGATAGATGTGTTTAATTAACTGATAATGCCACGTACTCACCTTTTGTCTCCATTTCCACTGAGGACCCCACGTTGTTTGCGATCCTGTAGCTTCTTTAAGTTAGCAGCAGCAAGGTCTGACATACTTACGTTCAGATCACGACACAATGCAGCAATGTACCACAGACAATCACCTACTTCATCTGCGATAGCCTCACGGTCAAACTTACCATCACGTAGTATCTTCTTAACCTTGTTGGCTACCTCACCAGCTTCTGCTGCTAGACCCAATGCAGGGTAGATAACCTGATGTTCATGCTTATAGATAGCTGTCTGTGCTGCTGCTGCCTGATATACGTTCATTTCCATCTCTGTCTGACTAAAGTACTCAAACGCTTCTATATCTTCTCTACTAATCAATGTATCGTACCTTCCGCTGTTCCTAGGTTTATAGCTGCATACTCCGCAAAGGCCATAAACTCTTCCTCACTTACTTTGTCGTCTTCTGCGCATCTAGACATCAAAAGATACACAGACTTCTTCCTTAAGCTCTCTATGTCATCGTCATTCTTTATAAGCTCATAAAGCTCCATATAATCTCTAAGTGGCACTACATCAACCTTCCATAAAACTGTGTCGGGTTTTTGTCGTCCTGATCAAACAAGTACCAAGCGCAATTATCTTTACCTGTGTGCTTAGAGCCTTCGATCCATTTCACTCTGCCTACACTAACGATCTTTGAACAGTATGTCATAAGAGTGGCGGACTGTTTAGTGTGCATCCAATCAGCATCAAACAACAACCAAGTAGGACATATGTCGATCCAATTCTCTATGAACTGATGTAAGAA